TTCCTCGTGATCCTTGCGGCACCCCCGCCCGGGTGTGCCCTGCCGTTGCGGCGGGGAAGTTCAGCTGGACAACCTGACACGGTATGAGTTCACCTGCCCCTGCTGTGACTTTGAAGCCCGCGGCCGCACAAATCTGGAAGACCCCGAAATCACGGTGCCCTGCAAGTGCGGCAACCCGGTCACGATGAAGTGGGACCGCAACAAGCGTATGTACCATGAATGAGGGCGGAAGCAATGACACTTGTGGGTGCCGCTGCTGGAGCCGCCGGAGGAAGAAAAGCAATGAAAGAAAAAACCATCACAGTTTCGCATGAAGTGTCACCGGAATATGGAAAATGCAGTTTCGGTGGGGACTTTTGGGGAGAAGAAGTGTGCAAGTACCACGCACTTCGTACCCAGACACACGGAAATAAGGAACCGCCGGAATACAGAAAACCCAAGTGCCTGTTGTTCAACTGCTGGCTCGAAGAACCCTACAAGAAGTGTGAAGCATGCAGAAAAGCGTGCAGAGAGGAGAACGAAAAGTGAAAGCTGTCCTTATCAGCATCAAGCCCAAGTGGTGTGACCTGATCCGGCGGGGGCGCAAGACGGTTGAGATCCGCAAGACCTGCCCGAAGCTGGAAGTGCCGTTCAAGGTTTATATCTATGAGACCATGGATGGTGGTCGTGGGAGCGGCCTTGTTTTCGGTGAGTTCGTCTGCACCGGCTTTGATGTGTTCAGGCCGATCGGCAAGGGCATCAGCATCAAGCGCTTCCCGGCATTGTATGAAAGCTGCCTGACCCTTGATGAAATCGTAAAGTATGCGCAGGGTGAGCCTGTATACGGCTGGCAGATCTCTCAGCTGAAGCTCTACGAGGAGCCGTTCAAGCTGGAGGATTTCTCCCGGCATGGTTTCTGCGGTATGAACGGGACTGGTGTTTGCGGCAATGCAGACTGCGAGAACTATCAGCCGTCCGACAACTATATGGAGCCGCCTACCTGTGCAATCAACGGCTGCACCCTGTATGAAGCGCCGCAGAGCTGGTGCTATGTTGAAGAAATGGGGTGTTCGGAATGAAGTGGATTCAGATTGCCGATGTCATAAAGTGGATTGCTGTGTGCGTTGCAATCTCCATTTCCGTTTATGTGACAGGGGATGGGAGATACCTCTGGTTTCTTCTCATCCCTGTGTTCCTGATTTAAGCGGGGTGATGGCAATATGAGAGATTGCTCTGTATGCAAGGCAAGGACATACTGCTGGGAAGCAGTTGAACCCGGTTCCATCATGTGCGGTATCAACCTGATGCAGCATGGCGGAATGAAAAGTGAACCTGAAGCGCCGCGGTCGATAAGCGTGAATCTGAGTCCGACCTATTGTGCATACTGCGGGAAGCCGCTGAAAATCATTGGAACAGAGCGTTTCTGTGACAATGTTAAGTGCTTCAACCGATTTCAGAATATATAAAGGGGGAATGCCTGATGTCAAGTTTTCAAAAAGATGTCCAGCTCCTCACTGATTTGCAGGAGCTGATCTCCGATGCAGAGCGCACCGCCAATATGCCGGGGTATGCGGGGGCTGTGTTCAATGCAATCTCCCCGGCGCTGAAAGCGGCCATGCCGGCAGCACAGAAGAAAGCCCGGCGGCAGATCGATGTGCTGACCCGCGCCAAAAAACGACTGATGGAGCTGATGGAGGAACCGCAGAAATGACCAACGGTGACTTTATCCGCTCCATGTCGGATGCAGACATCCGGGAGAACTTCACCCAGTTGCTCTGTGAATTCGTCCAGCGGAAGCAGACGAGCCGTTGTAGAAGCAGGGAACATTGCTTCCACTGCATCAAGGACTGGCTGAAAGAAGAAAGCGTGGCGCTTAGGAGGGCCGATGATGACACTGAATGAGATTCGCAAGCTCCGGGGGATGACCCTCAGCGAGTTTAGCCGGCAGTCAGGACTGTCCCCGCATACTGCGCGGAACCTGATGGGCTACCGGGAACTCTACGGCAACCCTCGGCTGGACACAATGGTGGATGCGGCGCGGGCGCTGAATGCGGTCGTGACGATCTCCCCCAAGGGCGTGACGATCCGCGCCAGAAAGGAAAGCGCATGACTCCTATTCCGTTCCGTGAGCAGAACATCACCTATAACCCGCCGGAGGGCATGGAAGACAAGTGCGACGCGCTTCCGGCTTTCCGGGGCGAGGGACAGGTGATCTCCTGCTGGCATCTTACATTATGGGAGCGCATCAAGCTCCTGCTGACCGGGCGGCTGTGGTTCTCGGTGATCGGCAATGGACAGCCGCCTATCTGGCTGGGCGTGGATTGCCCGTTCATTCGTAAATAATCCGACCGCAAGACCTGTATTTTTGCCGTAAAATGTGCTAAAATAATTAGGTAGCACCTCTACAAATTGGAGGCCGCGCACATATTACTGGAGGTCAGGTATGACGGTGCAAGAGCTGTCCAGATACTTAACGCTTCGAAAGCAGATTGATGAGGACAAAGAAATCTACGAGAACATGTGCCAGAAGATGGGACCAGCATCCCCGTCACTGTCAGGAATGCCCCATACTCCCGGTGTTCGTGATAAGGTTGGTGATCTGGCCGCAGACCTGGCAGACTTGGATGCCGGCATCAAAGAGCTTGAAGCCGAAGCCGAAAGGGTACTTCCAGCAATAGAAGAATTCTGTGTGTCGATTTCAGACCCACGGATGCGCCTGATTTTCAGGCTCCGTTTCGTGCGGTGCCGCTCATGGGCAGAGATTGCAGGAACACTCGGAAGGTACTATACCGAAGCCGGAGTGTGCAAGATGGCATATAATTACCTCAAAAAGATAGCCTGAATTAAATTCAAAAGGCCGCTGTCTCAGTATGAAAATGCTGATTCAGCGGCTTTTTCTTTTGCTTGCCTGCCACGGGTGGAAAGCGTAGTTTGTCAGATGACTTCCAATGGTTTCTGATGGGTTCTAATGACTTCCAATCGGTACGAATGCTTTCCAATGCTTTCTGATGACGCAAGGCGCAAGGCATGGTATTATTATGCTACAAAATCCTAAACAAAGCCGGGCGGTGCAGATCATCTGATGTGCGCCGCCATTTTTATGGAAAGGAGGATTTTTCCGCCCCGCGTTGCTCCTTTGCGCGGGAAATCGTGCTTCCAGTCATCCCCGGTTCGCCGCCGGGGCTGTCTGGAAGCAGGTCATCATAAGGAGCAATTCATGGAAATCAGAAAAGTACCTATCAGCCTGCTCAATGCAGCACCCTACAATCCGAGAAAGGATTTGCAGCCCGGCGACCCGGAATATCAGAAGATTGCCCGGTCAATCGAAAAGTACGGCTGTGTTGAGCCTATCATCTGGAATGAGAAGACTGGCAACGTGATTGGTGGTCACCAGCGCTTGAAAGTGCTGGCGGCGACCGGCGCGGTGGAAGTGGATGCCAGTGTGGTGCAGCTGTCCCTTGAGGATGAAAAGGCCCTGAATCTGGCGCTGAACAAAATCAGCGGCCAGTGGGACAATGAAAAGCTGTCTGCCGTCCTGCAGGATCTTTCTGCCGGCTTCGATGTTGAGGTGACAGGCTTCGACCAGCATGAGGTTGACGCACTGGTTGCATCCTTTGCGGAGAGCGGCCATGAGTACGAGCTTCCCGGCTCTGAACCCTATATCAATAATTTCTTTGATTCCGGGGTTCAGGCAAAGCCCAAGGCCGAGGAACCCGCGGCCGCCCCTGCACCGGAAGTCCCGGCACAGGATGCAGAGATGCACCCAAACGCTGCACCCGCACTCCATGAGGTGCAGGCAGTCCAGCCCGGCGGGAAAAAGACCGTCATTGTGCCTAATTTGTCTGAACAGGATGCAACCACCCTCGTGGACGTTCTCAAGGACATGGGCTTTGCGTACCGTCTGGAGGATGCGGCATGACACAGTATGTGATATGCGCACTTCAGATGGAGGGCTTTCACTGCTGGCCGGAGGCTGATGGGGAACTCGCATATCTCAAAAACTCACACCGTCATATCTTTTTTATTACGGCAGAGTTTCCAGTTCACAATGCAAACCGTGAAATAGAAATCATCAGCCAACAGAATGCAATCAAGCGCTATCTTCTCTCCAAGTATGGGGATGAGGATGGCGCTTGTCATTTTGGGCGGCGCTCCTGTGAGGACATCGCCGCTGAAATTCTGAACCAGTTTGAAAACTCCACATCCTGCACCGTCCTTGAAGATGGGTTTGGGGGTGCGCGAGTTGTTCGATAACAACATCAAAGTGCATTTTGCCGGGAGCGACGGCGGAGAGATATTCTACGCCGCTCTGCTGGCAGCACAAACCAAATACCGGCTGTTTTCCTGTTACAAGTACATTCTCAAGTGCCGCCCGGATGATGATTTCCGGCTCCCGGCAGACCATGTGATCCGTGTGCAGGATACAGTCAACCGCCATGTGATACAGGATAGCGGCCTGTTCACGCTGATGTTCGGTGCCGGGAAAGGGCAGACGCAGACGTTGGAAAGCCTGACCGAGTGGCAGGACAAGCTCATAGCATTCGTGCAGCAGAACAATCTCCGATGCACCTGTGTCGAGCTGGACTGCCAGAAAGTGCTGGGCGTGAGGGAAGCGTGGTACTTCCGGGAGCGGATGAAGAAGCTGCTGGATAACCCCCAAATCAACGTATTCCATTTTGAGGATGGGATGCGGGGACTGGACAGCATGATAGATTTCAGCGACTACATAGCCCTGAGCATCCCGGAGCTGCGCATCATCAAGCCGAAGACGTTCCGGGAGGACACCCGCTATCTGACCCACTACATCAAAAACCGCAAACCTGAGATCGACATCCACCTTTTGGGATGCACCGATGTGAAGATGATCGCACAGAACAGCTTCTGTACCTCCGCAGACAGCACCAGCTGGCTATCCGGGGTTAAATACGGCTGGTTCGATGATGGAAACCAAAAGGCACATATCAATCAGTTCCGGAAAGACCTCATAGAACAGCGGCTATCCGCGGTGAGGACCATTACAGAGGGCAGGGGGCTGGAGCTGACAGATAAAACGCTTCTCTATGGAGCGAGAGCCAGCCTGTGCGCCACCATCTGCAAACAGAAATATACACGAGCCGCAGGCTCACAAGAATAGGAGCAAAAATGAAAAAGACAAACGAGAATTTGGTGATCCTGATTACGTTGTTTGCAATCAGCATCGTCATTGCCAATGTGACCGGCGCACGAACCATTACCACCGGCTTGCATATCGGCCCCATCGAGCTGGCCTTGAGCGGCGGCGCCATCACCTATGCCGTCACATTCCTCTGCACAGACATCATCGGCGAGATCTGGGGCAAGGCCACGGCCCAGCGCGTGGTGAAGTATGGCTTTATCGGCCAGATTTTTGCCACCGCCTGCATTATGCTCACCGGCGTTTTCCCTGCGACGGATGTTGTCATGGACAATGCCTATCAAACCCTGCTGGGGCAGAACTGGATTTTTGTCATCGGCAGTCTGTCCGCATACCTCGTTTCCCAGTCGTGGGACGTGGCCGTATTCCATGCAATCCGTGACCGCTACATTGCCAAGCATGGCAGCACCAAGGGTGGCCGCTGGCTCTGGAATAACGGCAGCACCATCACGAGCCAGATCTGGGACACGGTGATCTATGCGGTCATCAGCTTCGGCTTCGGTCTGGGCTGGGTGCATACCCACGAGGGCCGGATGCAGCTTATCGGTATCATCATCGGGCAGTATCTTCTGAAAGCCTGTCTGGCGCTGTTGGATACTCCCTTTTTCTATTTCTTCACAAGAAATGCAGACCGCCGCTGACGGCATCGTGTAGCGTGCGCTCTGTGTTCCGCCTGCCAGTTTGAGCAGAAACAAACAAAGGAGGATGGTGACTATGTAGATGGACAAGCGGGATAAAGGCTACACCCTGTATAAAAAAGGGCTGTCCTGCACCGAGATTTCCAAGAAGTTGGATGTGTCTATCAACACAGTAAAGTCATGGCGCAAGCGCTACTGGACGCAGGGTGCAGATGCACCCGCAAAACGCACCCTGCACCCAGAGGATGCACCCGCCGCACCTGACCCTGAAACAAGACCAAAACAGGGCGCGCCGCCGGGAAATGTCAATGCCGTTGGAGCAGGTGCGCCCAAGGGCAACCGCAACGCCGTCAAGCATGGTGGGTGGTCTGAACTGATGTTCCGAAGCTGGACAGAGGAACACCGTCAGCTGCTGGATGCCTGTGACGAAGATGTGGATGCAGAAGAACTGCTCATAAATGAGCTGAAATTGCTGACCGCCCGCGAGGGCTATCTGCTGGAGCGTATCTCCCACTATTCCAAAGAGGGCGCCTATGTTCAGACGCAGACCACATCCAAGAGAAGCAGGAACTTCAAGCGGCTGGATGGTGACACTGAAAAGGAAAAGAACGATTTGCAGGCCTATGTGGAAGCCATTGATGCCAAAGTAGCCGCCGGGGAGCGTTTGCCGGGCAATGAAACCCTGACAAATTCCACTCTGGAAGCGTCCTACCTCATCATAGAACGCTTGAACAAGCTCTTGACCGATGTACAGCGGCAGAAAGCCCAGTGCATCAAACAGCTGGCCGAACTGCGCAATATGAGCGGCGGCGGAAAGAGCGAACTGGTTGACGACTGGGTAGCAGCCATTCAGGCCGCAGAGGGGATGGACGATGACACGCCGTGAGTTTTTCCAAAGAAGAATACCGCGGTACCGCAAAGACCCGCTCCTTTTTTTCAAGGAAGTGACTCACTTTGAGCCGGATCCATGGCAGCGGGAGGCGGCTGTGGCGGTATCACAGCATCGGCGTGTTGCCATCCGTTCCGGGCAGGGCGTGGGCAAAACGGCATTGGAAGCCAATCTTATGTGGTGGTTCATTGCCTGTTTTTCCTACCCGCGCATCGTCTGCACCGCACCCACGATGCAACAGTTGGACAACGTCCTGTGGGCAGAAATGGCAAAGTGGCTGGACGCAAGCCCGGTGCTTCAAATGATGTTCACATGGACGAAGACCCGCGTGTACATGAACGGCTATGACCGCCGCTGGTTTGCTGTCCCGCGTACCGCCACAAAGCCTGAGTCTCTGCAGGGCTTCCACGAAGACAATATGCTTTTCGTGGTGGACGAAGCATCCGGCGTTGCTGACCCCATCCTTGATGCCATCGGCGGCACTCTGACCGGTGCCAACAACAGGCTTCTCTATTGCGGGAACCCCACAAAGGCGACTGGCGGCTTCGCTGAGAGCTTCCAAGGGGACGGCATGGACTGGTACTGCATGACGGTATCAAGCCGTGACAGCCCCCGCACCAGCAAGGAAAACATAGCTGCCCTCGAAAAGAAGTACGGCAAAAATTCCAATGTGGTGCGCGTCCGTGTAGACGGCCTGCCGCCGGTCGCGGACAGTGATGTGTTCATACCCAGCTACATTGCGGAAAAGGCCACCATGAATGAGCCGCTTCCGCATGACAGCCCGGTGCGACTCTCCATCGGCTGTGACGTTGCCCGTTTTGGTGATGACTGCACCGTCATTGCCCCCAACATAGATGCTGACGTTCAGGAACTGAAAATTCGGAACGGACAGGATCTGTGGGCAACGGCAGAGGACATCATCTTTGAGTATCTTTTCCTGCTGGAGAAGTACCCGCAGTACCCCGGCATGGTCTATGCCATCATTGATGATACCGGTCTGGGCGGCGGCGTGACCGATATTCTGCGCCATGAAAGGGAAGCCAGAGGGCTGAACCAGCTTGAGGTTATCCCGGTGAACTTCGGCGCATCCGTGCCGCAGGAGGATGCAGCCGCCAACTATGCCGACATATCCACATGGATGTGGTCACTGGTTCGTGACATGGCACAGAGCGGGCGGCTGCACCTGCCCAATGATACAGAGCTGATTGCCCAGCTTTCCACGCGAAAGTACGCTTTTGCCGGAACACCGCCGAAGCTGAAGCTGGAGAGCAAGGACATTATGAAGCGGCGCGGCCTGCCCAGCCCTGACCGGGCGGATGCCGTGGCGCTGTCCCTGTATCAGCCCGTCACCTACACATGGGAAATCGGATAGGAGGAAACAACAGAAACATGGCAGTATTTGGATTCGGACGGCGCAATGCCGTTGGGCGGCAGTACAATGGCGGAAACGTCAGCGTTATGCTGCCCCGGTACACTACGCCGCCTGAGCGCAATACGCGGGACTGGCTGGAAATGTTTGGCCGCAACCCGCGTTTGGCGGTTGTGGATCGCATTGCTTCCGACCTGTCCACCTGCGCCGGTAAGCTGTACCGCAAGGATGAAAACGGGGAAGAAGTGGAAATCACGGACCATCCTTTTTTGAATTTCATGGCGCATCCGAACCCCCTCTATGAAATGACTTCGGGTGCGTGCTGGCGGTTGCAGCAGATCTATCTGGAACTCAAGGGCGAGGGCTACTTCGTCTATGAATTTGATGCCCTCGGTCGTCCGGTGGAGCTGTGGCCGCTCCCTACACATTGGGTGCAGCAGACCCCCTATGTGGGCTACCCCTACTATGAAATCAGAACGACCGGCGGACTCATCCGGCAAATCCCGGTGGACGATATTTTCTGCATGAAAGAACTGAACCCGCTTGACCCCTACAAAAGAGGTCTCGGTGCGGCAGAGTCCCTTGCAGATGAGATCGAGACGGACGAGTACGCGGCAAAATTCCAGAAGAAGTTCTTCTACAACGATGCCACTCCGACCACGCTGATCTCGATGCCGGGAAGCAGTAAGGATCAGCGTGACCGTTTCAGATCTGAATGGAATGAGCGCTTCCGGGGGCCGTTCAACTCCCACGGCATTGCCACGGTGGACGGCAACGTGACCGTGACAAAGCTGGCCGAGAACATGCGCGACATGGATATGACGGATGGGCGAAGGTTCCTCCGGGATGCCGTGCTTGAGCATTTTGGTGTTCCGCGTGAAATCATGGGCATCACGGAGAGCAGCAACAGAGCCACGAGCGAAGCGGCTCAGTACATCTACGCCCAGAACGTCATCATGCCACGGCTCAACCGCCGGGAAGAAGCCATCAATACACAGATTTTGCCGTTCTATGGCAATGATCTTGTATGGCATTTTGATGATGTGGTCCCGCGCTCGCAGGAGTTCGACAAGGCCAAAGGCATTGACGGCTGGAATGCCGGGCTTTTGACCAAGGATGAAGCCCGCGAACTGCTGGGCATGGAACCCTGCAAGACCGGCGGCGACTGCTTCAAGATTACCATTTCCGATATGTTCATCGGCTCCAACGATGACCCGGCGGAAGTGACGACCGACCTGATGCAGGAAAGCACAGAGGAAGTTGAGGTCACGGACGATGAAGATACCGGCGGGATGCTGTCTATGAGTGACCGCCGGGAGCATGAAGAAAAATCCCGCACGCAGAACATCGGTAATCTGCTGGCGGCCGCCCAGAAAGCCCAGAGAGCTAAGTTTGAAGTTGCCACGATGAAGTTCTTCCGGCAACAGCAAAAACGGCTCTCCGGCTCTCTGAGCGGCACTGAGAAAGCAGACTGGAGCGTGTGGGATGTCCTGATGCCCTACATCACGGAAAACCATGTGGAAGACAGCGCCGCATGGTCTGCCCTCGGTGAGCAGGAGCAGAAAAATCTTGTGGAGCAGTTCATTGGTGGCCTTGTCAACTGGCCGTCCGAAGAAACGGCAATGGAAGAAATCTTCAAGCCGCTTTGGAAGCAGACCTATGATGAGGGTACCCGGATTGCAAAACAGGCCTACAATATCCGCGGTGTTGACCGCCCGGAACTGCTCAGTCAGGCAAAGCTCCACGGTGGGAAGCGCGTCCGTCGTGTGACGCAGACCACCAAGGAAAATATCTCCCGCATCGTGGCAAACGGCATTGAAGCTGGTATTGGCCGCGAAAAGATGGCGGATGAGATTTTGCAGGAGTATGAGATCCAGACCCGGAGCAGGGCGCGGCTCATTGCAGACCAAGAAACCGTTATGACGCTGGAGACCGGCCACTATGACATGATGCAGAAAAGCGGCGCCACCACGAAGACGTGGCATCACCGCCCGCAGAAGAACCCTCGTGATGGTTCCGATGGCGGTCCGAACCATGTCAAGATGGACGGCGAGACCGTGCCGATTGATGCCCGGTTCTCCAATGGCCTGCGGTATCCCTGCGACCCGGAGGGGCCTGCACGCGAAACTATCAAATGCAGGTGCTATGTCACCTACAACAGATAAAGGAGGGCGTGAGAGTGGTATTCACGCGAGAAGATGCAGCTCGTGCTGCACAGAACATCGGCATTGACTTCAAAAAGGAAGCATTCCAGCTGGAAGACCTGCTGAACGGCATGAACACAGAGCTTGCCCGGCACGGTACCAAGGCGGGAACGGCCGATGTTACACACGATGACCCCACTATGACGGCGAAGCTGGCAGTTGCAAATCTGCGGGTATCGCCGTCTTATTATTCCCAGCGCGTGGGGAAAAGCGCATGGGAACGCTCCCTTGCACGGGGAGTAAAGCACAAGGGCGCAAAGACCGAGTATAAAACCGTGGAGTTTGAACTGGAGGGCTTTGACGATAAAGAGGGCACATTCTCCGGCTATGGTGCTGTGTTCTCCAATATCGACAGCGGCGGCGACATTATTGAGCCGGGTGCCTTCACGAAGACCATCGCCGAGGGCATCGGACGAGTGAAAATCCTGTCCGGGCATAACGATAGTCTGCTGCCGATCGGCATTCCTACCGAACTCCGCGAGGATGCAAAAGGCCTTTTTATGAGCGCCAAAATCAGTGATACCACTCTCGGCAGGGATGTGAAGACGCTGATCCATGACGGCGTTCTGTGCGAACTCTCCATCGGCTATGACCCGGTTGTGTTTGACTACGATGAGAACGGCATCCGCCACCTCCGCGAAGTCAAGCTCTGGGAAATCAGCGTTGTCACATGGGCCATGAACGAACAGGCAGTCATTACGGACCACAAATCGGATGATGCGGCGACCCGCATCGAAGCGGAAGCGCAGGCCATCGTTACCGAGGTAAAGGCCGGACGCAAAATTTCTGCTTCCCGCATGAAGTCCCTCAAGGATGCCTGTACGTCCATGAAAGCCGCCACAAAGCTGCTGGATAAGATCATTTCGGAAGCACAGGGTGACAACGGCAAGGGGCATCCCCCGGTAAGCGCACACAAGTCCGTGGAACGGAAATCCGCTCCGAAGAAAACTGTAGAAATTATTTTTTGACACAGGAGGAAAAATCAATGCGTCTGAAGAACAGAAAGAAGTCCGCAGCCGCCATCAAGTCTATGAAGGTGGGCACCGATGAGCTGAAAGACCTCATCAAGGGCGCCGTCAAGGAAGCTATGGGCGAGGAGGACGATACCGGCGATGATGGCAGTGATACTGCCGCCGCGCTGGATGGCATTACCGCAGAGGACATGGCCGATATTATCGAACAGGCCGTGGACAGTGCCAACGAAAAGCGCAAGTCCCGCAAGGATGCCGGTGAGGAAGTCGGCGACCTGACGGCTGATGAAGTCATTCAGGAAGCCGCTGAGATCATCGATTCCATGACCGCAGATGAGGGTATGGACGATGATGAAGCCGATCCTGAGGGCAAGGATGACGATGAGGCAGACTCTGATGAAAAGGATGACGACGAAGCCGCTTCTGAGGATGATGCCAAGCGCCGCAAGTCCGCTGCATTCCGCCGTCAGGTGAAGTCCGGCACCGCTCCTGCCCAGCGTAAGTACTCCAGCCTGTTCATGGGCGGCACCGCTTCCGCCAAGAAGCAGCAGAAGAGTGTGCCCCCGCTGGTGAACCTCGCCCGCGCCATCAAGTGTCTGGATGTCTTCGGCCGGCATGACCCGGAACGTGCCGAGTTTTACGCCAAGAAGTACTACAACGATACGTCCATGGCCCACGAGTTCAAGGCCATGTCTGCCACCAACCCGACCGCTGGCGGCTTCCTGATCCCGGAAGTCTATCTGGATGAGGTCATCGAACTGCTGTACAGCAAGACCGTCATCAAGGAGCTGGGCGCACGCACCATTCCGCTGGAAAACGGCAACCTGAACATCCCGCGCATGACCTCCGGCACCCGTGCTATGTGGGGCGGTGAGGGTCGCAAGATCGCTTCCACTCAGCCTGCATTCGGCAACCTGCGCCTGTCTGCAAAGCGTCTGGAAGCCATTGTGCCCCAGACCCGCGAACTGCTGATGAGCACCAAGTACAGCGCCGATGAACTGTTCGCCGCTGATCTGTCCCGCCGTATGCAGCTCGGCCTTGACTGGGGCGCTCTGTACGGCACCGGCGGCGAGTTCCAGCCCACCGGCATTGCCAACACCCCCGGCGTTGAGAAAATCGACGCAAAGAAGATGGATGCCCAGTATGCCGCAGACGGTAAGCTGACTGCCGATTTCCCGGTCTATGTGAAGTCGCTGGTTATGAGCAAGAACGTGGACGATCAGGCTCTGGGCTGGGCTTTCAACTCCTTTATGGAGGGCTATCTCAAGAACATCAAGACCACCACCGGCGACTACATCTACCGCGACGAGATGAACGCTGGTAACTTCCTCGGCATGCCGTACAAGGTTTCCAATCAGATCCCCACCGACAGCAAGACCGGCTGCACCGAAATGTTCTTCGGCAACTGGGCAGACCTGATGATCGGCGATCAGATGGGTCTGGAGACCTACACCACTCTGGACGGTACTTGGACGGATGAAAACGGTGTCCAGCACAACGCCTTTGAGGAAAATCTGACCGGCACCCGCGCGCTGATGTACGATGACATTGGCGTGCGCCATGTTGAGAGCTTCGCCTACGTCCACAATATCAAGGTTATCTGAGGAGGAAGACTGCTATGAAAAGAGCACTGTTTGATACCGTCACCGTCCTGCCGTTTGCCAGCGGCAATGTGGTTGACCGCACCGGCTATGAGAGCGCCGTGCTGGCTGTTACTGTGGAAGCATCCCAGACGGCCACCATCAAGGTCGAAACCGCCGACAGCACCGCCGGTCCGTATGAGCCGGTCAAGGACAGCCGCATCTTCGTTGACAACCCGGTCAATGAGGATGGCGAGGCCGTCATCGAGAACGAAGCCGAAGCTCAGGCTGTGGCGAACCTCGACATTGACCTGATTGGCTGCAAGTCCTGCGTCAAGATCACCGCCACCAACGGCACTATCGGTGCGCTGGCGCTGGGTGATGCCACCAACTGCCCGGTCAAGGAAAGTATCTGATGGAGGGCTGCATGATGGCGAGAATGTTCAAACCGCCCAAGTCCGCCCCGCGCCCTGCTGAGAACAAAGCAGTTCATGCAAAGGAGCGGAAGACCGCCGCAACCCCGCCTGCGGCTTCGCAGGAAGCCCCGGAAAAGGGCGCTCAGTAAATTCCCCCTCTGATGGGGAAAGCCTGTCAGAGGGCTTTTATTTGGAGGTGTCGTGTTGGCCGTAACACTGAGAGAAAATGCCCTCACCACTCTGGATGCCCTGAAAACCTCGCTCGGCATCGACCCGGCGGAAGAAGATGCACAGCGGGATGCAACCCTTGTGCAGCTTATCAATGCGGCATCTGCGTGGCTGGAAACTCAGCTGGGAAGAAAGCTTGGGAAAAGCACCTACCGGCAAAGATATTGCGGTACTGGAACACAGCAGTTATCGCTGGAGCAGTACCCCATTGTCAGCGTAGAACGTATCACGGACACGTTCACCGGGGAAACTATTACGGACTTCGATTTCAACGAAACCGGCGAAATCGGAGTTCTGTTCCGTGAAGATGGATGGACATACCGCGGGCACATCGGCGGGCTGGCCTATGACTATATTGCCCCCAGAAAATATCTGGAGGTGCAGTATGTGGCCGGGTATATTCTGCCGAAAGATGCCACCGAAGACCATCCGGCCACGCTCCCGGCAGATCTGGAAGCCATTGTTTGGTACATGATCGCCCAGCAGTGGGCCATCATTGAAAATGATGCCGCCGGGCTGTCGGCGTTCTCTATCTCCGATGTGAGCTGGACTTTCGATAAGAATATCAGCGAAACATGGCAGTCCGTGATTTCAAAGTATCAGCGGTGGTAACATGCAAATCCTCAAAGATGGATTTCGCGCAGATATGGAGCGCATCAAACGGGAACTGACAGCACTGCAAGGCGTGAGTATTCATGTGGGCATTCTGGGAGACGCGGGAAGCGACATCCTGATGATTGCCGGTGTGCATGAATATGGAGCGACAATCAGTGCGAAGAATGTCAAGCATCTGGCTATTCCGTTAAATATGGAAGCAAAGAATGCTGGCAGTCCCCGCAAATTCAATGACCTGCGGTTTATTCCCATTTCTCCCGGCTATGGCTTTTTGGTACGCGACAGAAAGCATCCCCAGAAAGCCCCCGGCAGGAAGAAGCAGGAAAAACATGATGCAAAAAAGCATCCGAGCGGCGGCGAAGAAGACCCGCGTCCGAATGAGGACTACGAGTGGATGTATATGCTGGTGGACAGTGTGACCATCCCGGAACGCAGTTTCATTCGAGCGAGCTTCGACACCGGCAAGGCCACGCTGGAAAATATCTGCAAAGAAGCTGTGGACGGCATCATTTTGAAAAAATGGACGGCTCAGGAAGCGGCAGACTATATCGGGAAGTGGGCGGTCGAAATGACCCACGACTACTTCAACACGAAGCTGTCACCGCCAAAGTCTGCCACAACGCAGTTGACCAGCACCCAGTATCAGCCCCTGTTTGATACCGGGCGGCTGTACAACAGCATTTCGTACAGCGTGGAGGGTATCTGATTTATGAGAAAATGGAAAGGGCCGCAGATCCCGCGAAGCCTGCTGCACAGTATGTACGAGGTGCATACCGAGGGCGGCGGCTATGATAAGGAGCAGGGCGGACAGTGGAAGCCGGGAACAACGGTCGAAACTGCGTTTCAGGGCGTTGTGATGCCGCTGAACAATGAGGATTTGCAGTACATTGACAGCGGAAGCTATACGCTCAATGCTCAGAAAGTCTATACGAATGGGCATACCCTGCAGGTGGGCGCTCAGTTCCGGGATGGGTTTGACGGCCAGATCTATACGGTCAAGCAGGAGCTGACCCACGGCCCTGTGCATTCGATGAAGCGCTACATGGTTGAGAAGAAAGGGGAGAGCAACCCGAAATGAATTTCAGGGAACTGCGGAACCGTCTGATCTCAAGCCTGTGGGATTACATTGGATGCCCGGTCATTCTGTCAAATCAGGTTCAGCCGGAAGCTGAGCCGCCGTTCTGCATCTATACGGTAACTGTACCGTATATCCCGGACGGCGGCATGGGTGACTATGAGATTGCCGATGTTGCCGAGGGTGTGAAAATCTCTCGGATGGAAATGCCATCGGCTACATTCTCATTCACCTTTTGCAGCCAGAACCGCACTGCGGAGAATGGCTCTGCGGTGAACGGTGAAGATGAAGCGTGGGCGGTCGCTGATAAGGCTATCAGCTATTTTAAGCACGCAGGGCAGGATGATTTCCTTGCACTGGGCGTGGCGGTGGTTGATGTGGGCCAGGCACAGGACCGCACAACGCTTCTTGTGGACGAAGCCGCCCGGCGGGTCGGCTTTGATGTGCAGATTCGGTATACCCGCATCGATGAGCGCGAAACCGCGTCCATCGAAAAAATCAAAATTTAAGGAAAGGACTGAATTGGATGAAAGATATTCAGGTTTTTACCGCGCTTGATGCAAAAACCGTGGCGGCGGAAAAGCTGGACATCCTGCTGCTCTCGACCGAGGGCGCGGCTGACATGGCGATCTACAATGACCTTGAAAAGCTCAAGGCGGCATTTCCGGGGAAAAAGGTCGCGGCCATGGCGGACAAGATGTTCAATCAGGATAACACCCTTGCAGACACGCTTATCCGCAAGGTGCGTGTGGCTGGCATCGAAAATCCTCAGAATGTGGGCGGCACTGCGTCCCGCATTGAAATTGCATTCGGCGAAAATATGCCGACCGAAACGCTGGAAGCAAGCACTGCCTACTATGCCAAAATCGGCGGCAAGACTGTGGTGGAGATCACCACCAGCGAGGAAGTGCCGGTGGACTGCACCGGGCTGGCAAAGCTGTTCGCAGGAACGTCCTTTGAGGAAGATGGTGTGAAGTTCACCGCTGCGGTGGACGACAATACCGTGACCTACACCAGTACCACCCGCACGGCTGTTTCTGGCTATGCGGAGAGCATCAGCCTGTACAAGGATGCAGACTGCTTCGAGGATATGGGCCTGAGCGGCGCTGTCGTGTCGGTTTCCGTAGGTAAGGCGGATACCACTAAGGCCGAAAACCTCATTGCCGCCATCGAAGACCTGCGCGACCACAACGATGACTGGTATTTCATTCTGACCGACGTTACCGACCCGGTCTGCGTGACTGCCCTGTGCAAGTGGGCGGAAAGCACGGAACCCACGGAAGCAGCGCTGGGTGCCGGTGTGGAAGATCACCGCAAGTTCTACTTCGGCCAGACCAACGACAAGGAATATGTCAACGAGTATGGTCGCAGCGTTGTTACCTATGCTGATAATCTGGCCGAGTGGGCGGATGCAGCATGGGTCGGCAGTGTCGGTCCGTTCTGGCCGGAGAGCGTCACATGGAAGTGGAAAGTGCCGGACGGCGTGAGCGTTGCGGACCTCCGCGACAGTGAGCGCGACCTGCTGGAGGAGAACCGCGTCAATTTTATGACAGCGGAGTATAAGCACGAGTACATGAAGAACGGCATCTGCGGTGATGGGAATTTCATCGACAATGTGTTGGGCGCTGACTACATCACCCATCAGATCCGCGAAAATCTGTATGAGATTTTCATTGCCAACAAGAAGATTGCCTACACGGATGACGGTTTCGCACTGGTTGCGGCCGGCGTGTTCGCGGCACTCAACCGGGCTGTGGAACTGCACATTATCGCAACTGACCCAGAGGATGACACCGGTGTGTACACGGTTGTGATCCCCAAGCGGGCAGATGCGACCGATGAGCAGGCCCGCAACCGCCAGATGCCCGACATCAAGTGGAGTGCCCAGCTGGAGGGCGCTGTTCACAGCGTCAAGGTCAACGGCACCCTGCGCGTCACCCTGAATGGCTAAGAAAGGAGGAATCTGTCATGGCAAGTAATATCGAAGTTGCATCCTATGACCCGAAAAAGGTTAATTTGGTGATGAACGGCAAGATCATTACCGGATTTGCTTCGGACTCTATGATCACGATTGCCCGCAACGAAGACACTGTTACTACGCAGGTCGGCGTAAAGGGCGATGTGGCATACAACGAAAATGCGAATGAGAGCGGCACCATCACTGTTACGCTGATGGGTACTTCGTCCAGCCTGCCGTATGTCCGCAGTCTTGCGCTCAAGCGTAAGGAAGTCTCTGTGATGATCGTTGATGCCAACGATTCGGCATCGGTCAATGTGGCAGAGGAACGCTGCCGCGTCATCAAACCGCCTGACATCACCCGCGCAAAGGAGATCGGTTCTGAGTCGGTCAGTATCTTTGTGCCGTCTCTGAATTATCGCTAAGCTATGGCCGGAACGAACTGGCCGGAGCGTCCAAAAAGTTTATCCGAAAGGGGCTACCGAAAATATATGGCTAAGACTAAGGAAATCACCATTGGTGAGCAGAAATTCACCCTCCAGAGCGTTTCGCCCTCGTGGTACTACGACTTCAACGATGAGTGCGGCAATACCGGCAGCGGTAAGCGCAAGAGCGCAAAGTACATGGACGGCATGTTCAAGAACTGCGTCGTGGCTCCCGCTGAGGTCAAGGCAAAGGGCATGGAGTACTTTGACGACAACGAAGACCTGAAGACCGCCGAAAAGCTGATCGCCGCCATCGAGCAGTTTCTTCGCAGCTGAACTGGACATTGCCATCGCTGCCCACAAAGCCAAAATCAACAAGGTCTTTTGGTGCATGGTGTGGTCTGGCAATGGCGTGACCTACACAGAACTGCGTCAAATGGATCTGGCGGAGTACCAAGAGTGCCGTCAGGCCAAACGCCTGTGGGTAGAACAGTGGCGTGACGAAGCAAAACCAAAATGAAAGCCGAACTCTTTTCAAGAGCCGGCTTTTTGTTTTGCGCATCGGGAGGTGAAACCACATGGATGATGCGCGCAACCTGCAATACGGTATCGGTTTTGATACTGCTGATGCTGAAACCTCTGTTGAGAACCTCGGTGAAAAGGTTGAAACCCTCGAAGAAAATATTGGGGCGGTTGAAGTTGGGGCACAGCAGATGGGTGCATCTGCGGTTTCTGCCTGCCAGATGGGGCAGGGAGCGGCCGAGCGCTTCACCGGGGCTGTCGGTGATGCTTCGGGTGGGCTGGATGATATGGCTTCCAGTGCATCCAAAGCAGGCAATGCGGCCCAAAAGGCGGCGGGTCATTGGAACATGACCGCAGAGGGGCTTGAGTGGGTGGAAGAAGCCGCTCAGGCTGCAGAAGCCGCCGCTGAGAGTTTCCGTGATGAAATGGATGACTCCGGCGGTGCCGCCGGGCGCTTTCGGGCGCAGATCAAAAAAACGGCTGAGTCGGCGCAGGACATGGGTCCCGCATTCAAGGGTGCGATGGCCGATGGCCTTGATGCCGGCCAGAGCATTGCGAAGTCTTTTCGGACTGGCGTGACCGGGGCGATGGATTTTACCAAGAAACGGGCAGAAATTTTCGCCAACAACATGGTCCGAAATGCGAAAAACATCAGCAAGGCATTCCAGCACCCCATTAAAATCATCCGCAGTGGGCTGGTGTCCGCACTTCGCCGGGCAAAGAAATCTGAGGATGAAACCGCAGACGGCGCGGACGATGCCGGAGATCATCTTGCGGAAATGGGTGCCGCCGGGGAAGATGCCGGCAACCAAATCAAAGAAGCTATATCCGGGGCGGTCAAGGCTTTTGTTGGCTTTGAAGCCATAAAAAGCGGCATCGAACTGCTCAAGCAGTTTGGTGCGGCGGCGGTGAGCGCATTCTCTGATGCCGAAAGCACTTCAAAGAAATTTGGCCGCTCTTTTTCCGAGGAAGCGGCCGCATGGGCGGATAACTACGCTGACGCAGTGCATCGGAGTACTGCCGAAGTCCAGAGTTTCATGGTCTCCAACAAGGCCATGTATAACGAGTTAGGCATTACGGCTGCTGCGGCCGAAAACCTCTCTGAAATGACAACCTCGCTGGCGTATGACTTTGGTAATGCGTTCAGCATGGACGATTCGGAAGCGCTGTCGCTCATCCAGAGCGCGATCGGTGGCAGCACCGATGCTCTGAATGAGTACGGGATTGTCCTCGACAAAACGGCCTTGAAGAACAGCGCCGCAGCTCTTGGGCTTGGCACCAATATTGATGCTCTGGATGATGCCGCAATGGCTCAGGTCAGGCTCAATGCCATACTGGAGCAGAGCGGCGACATTCAGAAAGCCGCGGTCGAGCAGACCGGCGGTTTGACGAACTCCATCAAATCGCTGAAAGGCGAAATGGCTGACTTCATGGCCGATGCCGGAGAAAAATTTTCCCCGGCGCTGGAAGATATGGTCGGCGTTTTTCTGGATGAATGGCCGGAACTGGAGCCGACACTACTTGAATTTGTTGGAATTCTGGCAGATGGGATGAGCGCCGCGGTGCCGGTCATTTCCAATCTGGCACAGAGCATTCTTCCATCCCTGATTTCCACGCTGGGAACTCTGTTTGATGCAGCTGGGCCAGTCCTGAGCATCATCGGAGATCTGGCACAGGAAATTTTGCCGCCGCTGGCTGGAATTATCAGCGAGTTGGCGGCGAATGCGCTTCCGCCTTTAAGAGATATTTTCGATGAGCTGAACTATCGTGTGGTTCAGCCCCTGATGCCTGTGTTGCAAGAACTGGCCGAGGATCTACTCCCTGTCCTCGGTATGGCTCTTGGGTCAGCGGCGGATATGGTTGGCCCTCTCGCAGATGCGTTTATGCCGCTCCTGACGGACATTCTCCCTGTGTTCGGCTCGTTGGTATCGACGCTGGCCGGGTCGATCATCCCGCCGCTGACCGATATTTTGCAAGTTGTGATTCAGGCACTACAGCCGATAATTCGGCTCGGCCTGCAAATCGTAGAAAATATCCTGCCGGTGGTGACCCCGCTCATCGAAGCGGCGGGTTCTGTGCTGTCCGGCGTGGTCGTGCCGGTTCTGGACTACATTTCGCCGGTGCTGGGGGTAATCGCCGATGCACTCGGCGTTGTGGTGGGCTGGGTAAGTGATTTGCTCGGATTTTTCACCAGCGGCGTGAGTGCAGTGGTCGATTGGTTCAGCGGGCTGTTCGGCGGGGCAAAGGACAGCACCGATGCCGTGCAGGAACTAACCGGCGCTGTCAGCGATTTGGACGGTGCTGCTGGCACGGAAACCTCGCTGGCGGTTGACACGTCGGAGTATTCCTCCAGCGTTTCACAGGCTTCCCAGCAAGCGCAGGAAGCTGTTTCTGAGGCAGCAACCGCTGCCCGCGAAATCTCCAACGAGAATTACGGGCAGATGGCAGAGGATGCAGAGACTGCCTATGCGAGCATGACCCTTGATGCAGAAAATGCTTGGGACCGCATGGAAAAGGCGGCATCCGAGGGCGCAGAAAACATCATCGGGTCTATCCAGAAAATTTTGTCTGCGGCTGATGCTGTCAGCGGCATCAATATCAATCTGAGCAGCAGTGCGAACATTCCGCACAATGCTGATGGCACAGATGATTTTGAGGGCGGCTGGACACACATCAATGAGCGCGGCGGCGAAATGGCATATCTGCCGTCCGGCACCGCAATTATCCCGGCCGACAAGACAGATGAAATTATCAACAACTCTACCAGCAGTTCCAGCGTAACCTATGAGGATCATTCTACTTTCTCTCCGACCATCAGCATCACGCTGGGCGTGGAAACCACAAAAGCCGATGCTGAAGAAATCGTCCGCCGGGTAAAACAGGCGATGGAAGATTTCTGGCAGGAGAAGAAAGAGGAAGAATATCACGAGCGCACCCTGCAGGGAGCGTATGCACAGTAGGGGGTGATTTTGTGGCATACACCATTACAGGCGAAAAGTGCGGGACGGTCCGCCTTGACGCTGAAAAGACCGGCGTAGTCGTAACGGAAAGCGTCCAGCGCAGCAGCAAGGTTACGTCAAACCCGGTGGAAAAGGGTTCCGACATCAACGACCATGTTATCAATGATCCGGTGGTCTTTTCCATTACGGGTGTTTTTCTTGACGAAGATCAGTCCGATATTCTGGAAAGAATGTGGAAAGAAAAAGATGTGGTTGAGTATACCGGGCGCACCCGGATCTCTGACTGCGTTATAACCTCGTTCAAATCCGACATAAGCGCTGACAATAAAAACGGCTCAAAGTTCACCGTAAGCCTCAAGGTCATCAACCGGGTATCCGCAGAGTATGTGGCAAGCGGTGAGCAGATGATGTCCGCACAGGATGCCAACGCTTCAAAAAAGGTCAGCAAGTCGCAGACAAAATCGACTACGGCCGATGGTCTGCATACAACGGTGTCCCAGACTATTTCCTCCAGCGCGTATTCCTCTTATGTCAACAGCTATGCGAACAAGGCGGCAAGCAGCAGCGGGCCGTCTGGCCGCACGACAAGGGCCTACAGCGCCGCGTAAAGGAGTGAAGCTATGGAGGGGTTGAAACTCATCGACCTCGGAAATGAGGTCAGCTATATTGATGTTGACACGTCAAAGGTGCCTTATACGTTCTCCGTCAAGCTGGGCGACAGGACGTTTGCATTCAGCATCCGCTACAATGAGGTAGGCGGTTTCTTTACGGTAGATCTGTCGATTGCCAGCACAGGTGAAGTGCTGGTGTACGGTGATATTGTGAGATATGGCCGACCGCTGTTCAACAGCGTGGAGGATGAGCGCTTCCCGGTGCCGGTCATTATGCCGCTGTGCCTGACCGGCGACGATATTTCGGAGGTCACATTTGAAAATTTCGGCAAAGAAGTTCGGCTGTACCTCTGGGAAAGGAATGCAGCGTGAAGTTTTGGAAGCGTCAAGCGACCTTGCAAATAGGGTCGAAGAGGTTTGGCATGGATGATCTCTATTTCAAGTTTACGGTGCCATTTGAGGACAGCGAAAAACTGGGAACAGCGACCATCGAAGCCTACAACCTATCTCCGGCCACTCGCAACAGCATCAAAAAAGGAATGCCGATTATCCTCAATGCAGGATATGAGGGGGACATAGGTGCTATATTCACCGGGAAAGTTTCACAGGTTTCGGACAAGCATAGCGGCACAGAGGTCATTACCACCATTGCGGCCGCTGAAGCTCTGGAAGAATGGCTCTCGAAAGAGGTCAACAAGACCTACACCGCCGGGAGCAAGGCCAGTGCCATTGTAAAAGACCTGCTCAACATTTTTGGGCTTGAGGTTGGAACGATGGAGCTGGCGGTGGATAAAGAATACCCGCGCGGCAAGGTCTGCAAGGGCAAGGTGAAAAATGTCCTGACGGAGATCGTTACCTCTGACTGCAAGAGCCGCTTCCTCATAAGAAACGGCATTGTTACCATCAATGACCCCAAAACAGGCACGAAAACAGGATACGTCCTCAGTGCTGAGTCGGGGCTGTTACAGGCAGCGGAAGCCACGGACCGCACCGAAACAACAACCCGCCAAACGACCGTCAAGGATGGAAAAGAAAAGCAGGAGGTCACCTATAAGCGGGAATGCCTGCTGAACTACCATCTGGCCCCGGCGGATGTGGTGAAAATAAAGTCGGATACTCTGAATGGAAACCACCTTATCAAAGGCGGTCAGCATACAGGATGCCCGGATGGCGACTGGAAAACAACGATTGAGGTGAAGCCTGTATGAACGGCAAAAGAGAATATGACCTGAGAGATCAGGAGCGCCGTGAACAGGCGGCCAATGTCCGCGTTGGAGCCTTGTGCCGGGTGGAAAAATTTGACCCTGCAGCCATGCGGGTTGATGTGCAGCCGCTTTCCAAAGCACTGGATGCCGGCGTGTATCGTACCCAGCCGCAGATTTTGTCTGTCCCGGTCGCGCTGGTTCGGGGCGGCGGCTTTGTCCTGCGCCCCTGCTACAAATCGGGGGATGTTGGGGTGCTGCTCTATATCGACCACGATATTGACCGCATTGCGGCATCTGGAGAAGAAAGCGAGCCGAACACGGAACGCAACCACTCTGATGAAGATGCCGTTTTTATCGGTGCATTTGTGCCGGCATCTAACCCGCTGTCTGGACTGCCGGACAACTGCCTTGTGATGGCGACCGAGGGCGGCGGGATCTATGTGGCAGTGAAACAGGACAAGGTGGAAATCAAGGGCGATGTGGAAGTTCAGGGCAAAGTTAAAGTCCGGGATGACGTGATCGCCAAAACGATAAGCCTTGTCAACCACAAACACACGGACAGCAGGAACGGCAACACGTCGGCCCCGCTGCCTTGAGGAGGGGAAGAATGGCAAACATTACTGTTCTGGCATTGGATCCTCAAACAGGAGATTTGTGCTTTGATGCCAATGGGATGCTGATGCTCCGTGAGGATGCAGAAGCGATCGCGCAAAACGTCAGAAACAATCTTCTGACATGGAAAGGCGAATTTCCACTCAATACCGATCATGGAACCGACTGGGAACGTGTTGTGCAGCAGCCCCGCAGTGAAGCGGTGGATGAAGCGGACAGCGTTGTGCGGTCGAGCATTTTTCAGGAACCGTATGTGCAGGAAATCAGTTCTCTTTCCATGACGGCTTCCATGACGGCCGATGGCCGGGCGCTCGGTGTGGAATTTTCGGGTGTCCTGTACAATGGCGAAACAATCAGAGTGGAGGTGAACACTGGTGGATGAATACGGATGGGGCCTGACCTCAGCTGGTTTCCGCCGCCCGACATACAATGAACTGCTGGATGCTCTGGAGCATAAAGCGAGGGAATTGTTTGGGGCAACGGCGAACCTGACCGTCAGAAGCCCTCTCGGCCTGTTCCTGCGCATTTTTGCATGGATACTCAATATCCTGTTCTCTGTGCTGGAAGATGTCTACAACAGCCGCTTTGTGGACACAGCGGTTGGCACCTCGCTGCTGAACCTCGGTAGAGCCATCGGCCTACGTGTGCTGTCTGCCCAGAAAGCCAGCGGCTATATCATGGTGACTGGCCCGCCGGGGGTCATAGTACCGGCGGGATGGCTGGTTGAAACTGCGGCCGGCATCCAGTTCTTTGCTGTTTCGGATACTGAAATTGGTGCAGAGGGTACGGTCATGGTGCCGTTCCGCTGCACAAGCACTGGCCCGGATGGTAATGTGGCGGCGGATACGATCACCACCATCACAAACCCCGGCTCGGTAGCCGGTATTACGGCTGTAACAAACCCGGCGGCGTTTACTGGCGGTAGAGAACGGGAAACGGATGAAGAATTCCGCGACCGCTACTATGCCAGCGTGGACTATGCCGGCGGCGTGAATGCGGACAGCATCCGTGCCGCCCTGCTCCAGAATGTTGATGGCATCATGGAAGCAAAGGTGTTTGAAAATGATACTGATGATGTGGATGACTACGGCCTGCCGCCGCACAGCATTGAAGCTGTTGTTTACGGCGGTCTGGACAGCGACATTGCGCAGATCATTTACAAAGAACTGGGTGCCGGCATACAGACGACCGGCCAGAAAGTGATTGAGGTTATCACCGCTTCCGGAGCAACAAAGGCAATTCACTTCAACCGGCCGCACCCGGTACCTGTCTATGTGAAAGTGGTCGGGCTGTCTACCAGCGGGGACTTCCCCCATGATGGAGTAGACCAGCTCAGAGCGGCTATTGTCGCATACATCGGCGACAACGAAAGCGGCGGGGTGAGCATCGGCGAAACTTTGTATCACCAGCGGCTTCCGGCGGTGCTGTACAAGGTTCCCGGTGTTTTGGATTTCGATGTACTGATCGGTACGGATGCGGAAAATCTTCAGGCGGATAACATCCCGGTGGATAGCCGCTCCAAGGTTGTCACGGATGATGGGATGGTGACCATCGATGCGTGAATACGGCTATCTTGAAAAGATGCTGGACATACTGACAGACCCCTATACCCACCGGGATCTACAGAATGTCCGAAAAAACCGTAAGCTGGAAACGAACATCGGAAAACTGTTTTCCCTGCTGGCAGATGGCTTTGAGGTCATCCATAAAAATGCCGAACTGGTTCGGCTGTGGGATGACCTTGAAAATGCTGAGGGCGCAGTCCTTGACCGCTATGGAGCCAACTTTGGTGTACAGCGCGGTGCAGCAAGTGATGCCCTCTACCGAATTTTAATCCGGGTCAAGATGCTGGCACAGCTTTCCGGCGGCGATGGCGATACCGTCATCCGGGCAGCGGGGGAGCTGCTGGGTGTTCAGTTTTCGGATATCGAGTTGCAGGACGTGTACCCTGCAAAGGTCGCACTGTATGTGGATCAGAGCTTGCTTTCTGAGGAACGGCTGGCGCTGATAGATCAGATTGCAGTTGCCCTCAAGCGTATTCTGACCGCCGGTGTTGGCCTACGCCTGTATCTGCGGACCTACCGCACATACCGCTATGACCTGAACATTGGTCACGGCGCGATGGTAAATGTGGTTCGCTGGCTTCCTCCCGTTTCACAGGACCGCAGCAGCCGGGCAGATTTCAAAATCGGCCACGGCGGATTTACCGAAGCTGATTTCTATCCGCCGATTGTTGGAAAAGACCGGCTGTTTGAAAGCCGCTTTGAAACATCAAGAGGAACCTATCTGCCGCCTGTGATCGAGGGCGTATACCCTGACACTGTGCAGACGGCCACCATGGCGCATGAGGGCGTGCGTGGCGCTGTTTACCATACACACCTCAAGCCCAGAAGAATTGATTAAGGAGAGAGCTTATGGCGAAATATGAAGACGGCAGCTATGGGTCTGCCGCCGGCATTGCCCTGATCGCAAAGGTTCTTGCTGGCCGCTGTGCGATGAAATACACGCGGGTGGCCGTGGGCAAGGGCAATATCCCGGACGACAAGACCCCGAAAACCATGACGGAGCCTGCCGATTATGTCATGGATGCCGTGATTGCGGGCATCACCAACCCGGTGGATGGTGAGTGCCAGGTCACGGTGCAGATCAACTCGGCAAATGTGGACAAGGGCTTCTACTGCACGGCGGTTGTCCTTTATGCAGAAGACCCCGATGAGGGCGAAGTCCCTTATACCTATCTTGTGCTGGAAAATGAACCTGAATGGATCCGCCCGGCAAGTTCGATTGTGGGCAAGCTGGCTACCATTGATCTGATCGCCGCCGTTGGTGATGTTGATACCGTGACGGCGGCAATCGACCCGGAAGCCATTGCAACGGTGGCGGCAGTAAATGACCTGCTCCAGCGGCACAATGAAGACCCGGAAGCTCATGCCGGCATCATCATGGATGCAGTGGGTTCCGCCATGAAGAAGCTGGAGGAGTCCGGTCAGATCATGGATCAGAAGACTGTTGAGACTATGATTCGCAAGGAGATTGCGGAACATGGCAGCGGTGGGTACTACGGTACATACTTTCTGACGTTGGCTGCATCGGGCTGGGAACAGGCTGATGAAGAAAGCCCGGACTACAGCTATATCTATACCGCAGAACTTCCCGACAGTACGAGCGCCCTCATTCCGAGCGGCGCACCTCTGCTGGGAAGTTTTCATATTGCCGAAGATGCGGGTGTCGTGAACGGATGCGAAACCGGGGATGGAGTGGTGAAATTCTACTCCAAGGAAGTCCCCGCCGCAGACATTTCCACTTGCATCATTCTGTTTGGCAAGGGAGGGGGTGGAGAGAGTGACTTGACCGTTGCGACCCGCGAACAGCTGGGACACGTTAAGATTGGTAACGGAATCGAAGTGACCGAAGACGGCACGATTTCGGCCAATGCAAAGGTGTCCGAAGATCAGATTGCAACTTCGGATGATACTTCCGAAATGCTGAAAGAAATTTATGGTGAGTAAATCACAGAAAATTTAGGAGGAAAACTACTATGGCTTACAATGAGAAACATCTGGTAAAACTGGCTGACCTGAAGGCACTGGGTACCAAGCAGAAAGAGGTCGCCGATGCTCTGGCGGCGCGTGTTGATACTCTGGAGAATGTTGGCTCTCAGGCCAACGTCCTTGAGGGTGTCAAGGTGAACGGCACTGCGCTGGCTATTGCCAATAAGATGGTTGACATCCTGATCGCCACTGGCTCCAAGAACGGCAGCATTTCCGTGAACGGTGCTGATGTTGCCATCAAGGGGCTGGCCGCTCTGGCTTTCAAGGCAAAGGTTTCTCAGTCGGATCTCGATGACGCGCTGGCTGCTGTTCTAGAGGGCAAGGCTGACAAGGCAACTACTCTGGACGGTTACGGCATTACTAATGCCTACACCAAGGATGAGATCAACGCCAAGATCAGCGCTGTCTATAAGCCTGCTGGCTCTGTGGCCTTTGCTGAACTGCCCTCTCTGTCTGAGAGCATTCTGGGCAATGTGTACAATGTCACCGATGCTTTCACTACTACCGCCAACTTTGTTGAGGACGCGGGCAACAAACATCCCAAGGGCACCAATGTCGTGGTGGTCAAGGTCGGCGATGCCTATAAGTACGATGTGCTGGCCGGTTTCGTTGATCTGTCCGGTTATGTTGAAAAGGAAGCAGGCAAGGGCCTGTCTGACGAGAACTTCACTGCGGCCCTCAAGGATAAGCTGGACGGCATTGCGGCTGGCGCAAACAAGTATGTCCATCCCACCCACACCGCTGCTGCGAGCGGCTTGTACAAGACCACCGTGGATGAAGAGGGCCATGTGACCGCCACCACTCCTGTGACCAAGGATGACATCACCAAGCTGGGCATCCCTGCGCAGGATACCACCTATGACGAGGCTACCACTGCCAAGGCTGGCCTGATGTCCGCTGCGGATAAGACCAAGCTGGATGGCATGGGCGCCACCATCAATAAGGCCATTGCGGACCACACGGCTACCGATGCCGAGGTGTCCGAGATGCTGGCCGAGGTATACGGCGAGTAAGTTCATAAGCATGGATAGCGGCGGGGATGTCCCGCCGCTTCCTTTTTTCGGGAGGTGATCCTATTGAGCGAAAAGCTCACGACCCTTTCCCAGCTTCGGGCTGTGTCCCAGAAGTCAAAAGATCGGGCGGCACAGGTGGCTGATGCCGCGGCCGCTGCTTTGGATGAAATGGATGGAGTAAAAGCGGATAAAACGGAGTTCGTTTCTTTTTCTATCCCTGCAACTGGCTGGAAAACTGACAGCAGTGTTCCCGGCTATACGAACTACATCGACATTGCAATCAGCGGCTTAACGGCGGCTGACTATGTGGCGGTGGATGTTGCCCCGGCGAGCAGCGCAGTGGCACGAGCGGCAAATTTTGTTGCGACCGAAAGCCGTGCCGGCATCCTCCGGCTTCGTGCGGCATCGGTGCCAACAGCTACGATTTCGGCGCAGTACCACATCATCACGGCCGCAACAGCGGCAAAGGAGGGTTAATCTTATGGCATGGGGTCCTTTTAATGCTGGCGGTGGCGGCGGTTCGTCCGGCGGCACTGCGGCAGATATTTCCTACGACAACAGCAAGTCCGGCATTTCGGCGGCGAATGTGCAGGAAGCCATTGATGCGCTTTCTGTGCTGACCCTGACGATTCAGGCCGTGCCCGCCCAGAGCGGGAGCCTGACCTATACCGGCTCCACCCAGAGTCCCACATGGAAAGGCTATGACAGCAGCATGATGACGATCGGGGGCGTGACCTCCGGCATCAATGCTGGCACCTATACGGCCACGTTTACGCCCATCGGCAAGTATGTCTGGACGGACGGCACGCAGGAAGCCAAGAGTGTGTCGTGGACGATTGGCCGAGCCGAGGTCAAGAATGTGCCGGCACAGACCGGCAGCGTGACCTATAATGGCTCGGCGCAGTCCCCGTCGTGGAGCAACTATAACAGTTCTCAGCTGACGATCGGCGGCACGAGCAGCGCAACCAACGCTGGCAGCTACAGCGCCACCTTTACCCCGACTTCCAATTATAAGTGGTCGGATGGGACGACTACGGCCAAGAGCGCTTCGTGGACGATCGGCAAGGCGACCGGCAGCATTACGCTGTCCGCAAGCAGTCTGAGCCTGACCTACCCGAAAACCTCTGGCACCATCACTGTTACGCGGCCGGGCAGCGGTACGGTGACCGCATCCTCTGGCAGTACGAACATTGCAACGGTAAGTGTTTCCGGCACCACCATCACGGTGACCGCAAAGGCGACCGGCAGTGCCACTATTACGGTCAATGTGGGTGCAGATACCAACTATACTGCACCGTCCAGCAAGACTTTCACGGTGGCCGTTACGCTGGTGTCCAAAACGCTCAGCAGCAACAGCTGGGCAGTCATCAAGGCTGTCAGCGATGCTGGGCAGGGTGCAAACTACTGGTCTGTTGGTGCCACGAAGTCCGTAACCATCAATGGCAAGGTGGGCGCAACTACGATCTCCAGCTTGAAAGTTGATGCCTTCATCATCGGTTTCAACCACAATTCCGGCAAGGAGGGCGGCAACCGCATCCACTTCCTGTTGGGTAAGATCAGCAGTAAATTTGTGGGGTTGGTGGACAGCAACTATAGCAGCACGACTTCTACGTCTGGCGCGTTCACGATGAACACCAGCAACACGAACTCTGGCGGCTGGGGAAGCAGTCAGATGCGAAGCAAGGTACTGGGGAGCGCAAGCTCTCCCACCAGCCCGACCGCGAACACGCTGATGGCCGCACTTCCCTCTGATCTGCGGGCAGTGATGAAGTCCTGCACGAAGTATACGGATAATAAGGGCGGCAGCAATACCGCCAGCAATGTGTCCTCTACCACGGATTATCTGTTCCTGCTGTCCGAGTATGAGGTTTTTGCAACGCACCAGTATTGTAATGATGCGGAGCCGAACTATCAGGCACAGTACGATTACTTCAAAGCGGGTAACAGCAAAGTTGCCAATAAACATTCCGCCACCGGAACGGCGGCGGTCTGGTGGCTGCGGTCGCCGAACTACGGCTACATCAGCAGCAACACCTACTTCTGCGCGGTTTCGGCGTCGGGGTCGTTGGACTTTAACTACGCTCGCTATGCGTATGGTGTTGTGCCCGGCTTTGTTGTCTAATCCCCCGCAGGGATTCTCGGCCTACTCAAGCCCACGGAAGTGGGCGGAAACCAGCAAACTTTCCTCAAAAAATCCGAAGGGCGCGTCAGCGCCCCGCTCGATTTTTTGAAAAAAGATACTGAAAGTGCTATCACTCAACTGTCTTATGAGTGCATACACGGCACGAAAAACGCTATACAATACTTTCAAAACCTGTTTGTTAGGAGGTATTGTATGGCAACTAACAAGCGCGTCTTTACACTGCGCCTGTCCGATGAAGTTTTTGACAAGATCGGCGTTCTAGCAACAAAAGAACATCGGTCCATCACGAACTACATAGAGTATGTGCTGCTCAAGCATTTGGAAGAAGTTGAGCGAGAGCAAGGGGAAATCGACCTCGATGACCCCGAAGGAGACTAAAGTATCATGTCAGTTTTGAAATCCAAGCGCACAGAAAGCAAGGCGGAGTATGTGAATGTCGCCAATGCGATTTACATTGAAACGATAAACTTCCTGACCCGCATTTCCGCAAGGTATTCCAGATTGATTGCAGAACCGGTTGCAAAGCTGGCGGGTGAGGTGATAGACCATGCCGAAAAGGCAAACAGCATCTATCCCTCCGACGATCAGCGGCGCCAGCTTCGTAAAGCACATCTTCTGGAAGCGCGGGCATCCCTGATGGCGCTGGATGTTCGGTTGACTCACTGCTATCTCATCATGACCCAGAACCCGCAGGGATGTTTCACAACTCCCTCAGGGAAAAGTGTCGATGCGAAGAAAGCAACTGAAAGACTGGACAAAATGGCTCAAAAGTTGGGTGAGCTGATTGACAAGGAAAACGACCTGCTGCAAGGCATGATCGGAACGGTCAATCGGAAAGCCTGATTTTTAAGTGGGTGTATCTCTGTCAATTCTTGCGGCGGCGGTCTGGTGGCTGCGGTCGCCGAACTACAACAACATCAACAACAACAACTACTTCTGCGCGGTTTCGGCGTCGGGGTCGTTGGACTATAACAACGCTAACAATGCGTATGGTGTTGTGCCCGGATTTTGCAATGCTTGGTCACATGGAGTAGCCATAGGTGAAAGACGACCATAGCAAAAGGAGAGGTACTTCCCTGAGGGTCAAACCTCTAAAACTGCTTTTCGATATGCCGACACGGACGCTTCTTGCATGGCGCGGGATGCATCTTACCGCGTTTCATGTGCCGGCATAAAGCAGATTAGACGATGCCCTACAATTCATCTGTACGAGGAGCGAATACTTTTATGACAAGTCAGGAGCGCCATGAAGCACGATACCAGCGCCGCCGGGCAGCACGCCGAGCCAGACAGGAAGCCCGTTGTGCCGCCCTCGGTTCGTTGGAAGAAGTGTTCAGCTACCACACGATGTTCAAATACGGCCGGAAATGCTGCAACGGTGTACGCTGGAAGCAGAGCACGCAGAACTTTGAGCGGCATCTGTTTTCCAACACAGCGAAGCAGCGGCGGCTTATTTTGGCAAAAAGGTGGCGGCCTAAGAAATACGTTCATTTCACGGTCTGCGAACGCGGCAAGATTCGTGGGATTGACGCTCCTCATATTACAGACCGACAAATCCACAAGGTCATCAGCAAGGAAGTATTGGAGCCGCTTTACGACCCCAGCATGATCTATGACAACGGTGCAAGCCGGATTGGTAAGGGACTGCACTGGCAGATCAAGCGCATCAAACAGCAGCTGGCACGGCATTACCGCAAGTATGGCCGTGCGGGCGGGGTGTTGCTGCTCGACCTGAAGAAGTTCTTTCCTTATGCACCCCATTCTATCATCTATCAGCGGCACCAGCGGTATATCCTGAACCCTGATTTTCGGCGGATAGCAGATACCATTATTGATACTGCTCCCGGCGAATTTCCGGGCCGTGGGATGCCGCTGGGCGTTGAGCCGAGCCAACAAGAAATGGCGGCGATGCCCAGTGCCGTGGACAACTGGATCAAATGCCAGATGTCCACGCACAGCGCCGGGCACTACATGGATGATTACTGCATCATTCTCCCGGACATCGAAGATTTGAAAAAGCTGGGCCGCGCTATCGTGCGCCAGTTTGAAATCCGCGGCATCCCGGTCAACAAGAAGAAATGCAAGATCATCCCTCTGACAAAGCCTTTCCGCTGGTGCAAGGCTCGTTTTACCTTGACCGAGACCGGGAAAATCAAAGTCAATGGTAGCCGTGACGGCGTGATACGCGCACGGAGAAAACTGAAGCTGTTCCACCGTGAATGGCTGGCCGGGAAACGTACCCTGCAGGAGGTGGCGCAGTATATGAACTGCCAAGAAGCCTACTATAAAAATTTTGATGACCACGGGCGGCTGCTGCGTCTGCGGCGGCTTTGCTACGCTATTTTTGGAGGTAGAGTGCCTTGTTCAACAAAATCATCAAAGCCAGTGATGGCACCGTCCTTGCCTTGACCGAGGACGTGACCTACATCAAAAAAGCCGACAACGGCTGTTATATCCTCTGCCCGGAGCCTGATGCTTCGGGCATTTCTTATGCCGGGACGCCGTATCATCTGCTCGATCGTGACCCTATGGGGGACGATTTGGAAAGCGTTATGCTGGAGCAGACCGATATTGGAAGCTGGGTCACGGAAACCCAAACCGCCATCGAGGATGCTGATGCTCTCAACGTGGATCAGGCGTACCGCCTGACCCTGTTGGAGCTGGGCATCACTGATGATACCGATGCTTCTTGAGAAAGGGGGTGAACTGAATGCTGTATCGTACTTGCAAGCGCATGATTGAAAAGGGCAACACCGCTGGCATGGCAACCAAGCTGGATGTCTTTTACGCTGCCAACAAGCTGACCGAGGACGAGTATAACGAGCTGACCGCTCTGCTCGCCGAGAAGACCGAGAAGAAAGAGCAGGTCTAACCCATGGAGCATGAACGCTTTATCGCCCGCCGCCGGGCGCGCTTCGACGGCATAGATGGAAAAGTGAATATTCCCTATGGAACCGCCCTGACTTGTCAGGACGGTTTTCTTATGCACAAAAACCAGCGCGTGTGTGCTGTAGGGAGCCAGAACGGCATGGACTGCTTTGTGCAGGACGATGACGGTAACGGCACCCTGCGCGGGGAACTGGTAGGGAACATCCAGCGGTGCCTTGAGCGCCGGGATGCGGACTATCAGACCCGCTGGAACCGGGTTTGGGCATCGGCACTCTGCCAAAAGTACCGCCGCCCGGAGTCCGAAGACTACTGGCTGTGGGCGAGAGCGTTTTTTGATGCTCCGATTTTTGATTTGCAGGCAATCGCCGCGCTGGTTCAGTGAGGGGGATGGCTGTGAATCTGAAAGAATTATTCTGGAGCGGTGGCGGGATGGTTTTGGTGCTGCTCTCGCTCATTGAGGTTTCGCCCATCAAGATCAATCCGTGGAGCAGGCTTGCGAAAATCATCGGACACGCCCTGAATGCTGAAGTGCTGGAACAGCAGAAGCAGACCCAGAAAAAGCTGGAGGAGCATATCCAAGTTGATGATGAGCGCAATGCCAATCTTCTGCGTACCCAGATCCTGCGCTTCAATGACGAACTGATTGATGATAAGCACCACACGAGGGAGCATTTTATCGAGATTTTGGCCGTCATTGATGCCTATGAGGACTACTGCCGCAGTCACCCCGACTACAAAAACAACCGCTGCATCTGTGCGGTAGCGAATATCAAACGGGTGTACAATGAGCGGCTTCAAAAGCACGACTTCTTATAAGGAGGCATGAAGCGTGAGTGTTATCACCTATAAGCGCGGCGACAAAACCGCGCTGACGAAGAATTTCAGCCGGTACGAGTTCGACTGCCCGTGCGGCTGCGGAACTCAGATGGTAGACCCGGAGCTGGCCGAGAAGCTCCAGCGTATCCGGGATGTGGTCGGGAAGAAGATCAAGATCACTTCCGGCTACCGCTGTCTGAAGCGCAATCAGGACGCTGGCGGCGGTACGAATAGCCGTCACCGCTACGGTATGGCCGCCGATTGGAGGCTTGAAGATCGGAGCCTGAACCCGGTCGCTCTGGGTATCCTTGCCTCGGCGGTCGGCTTCGGCGGCATTGGCATCTACTGGTACGCCGGGAATATGTTCTGCCATGCCGATACGCGCGGGACAAAGGCGACGTGGCTGTGCGATGCAAAAAAGCACTACCCGTCCACGACCTACCTGAAGTTCGTCCTGCCGACCATCCGCCGGGGTTGCACCGGGGATGCAAACCGTGCAGCCACGAAGATGCTCCAGCGGCTGCTGGGGCTGACCCCGGACGGCATTTTCGGCGAGGGCACCGAGAACGCTCTGCTGAAAGCGCAGGAGGCGCACGGACTGGCCGTGGACGGCATCTGCGGCCCTGCCAGTTGGCGGGCAATTTCTGGGGCTTCCAAGTACCTGTGAAACATCCGATATAACCAACACGACAAAACGGCGCAGGGGTAGCTCTCTGCGCCGCTGATGCTTATAGGAGGCAATATCATGGAAGCTATGTTGAACTTCATTCCTGCTCCCGTCGCCATCGTCCTGATGCTGGCGGGCTTTATCGCACTGGCAGTCGGTGGCATCCGGCTGGGCTACAAGGCCACCGTCAAGGATCTGGCGCTGGAGCTGGTCGAAAAAGCTGAACTGTCCATCATGGGCAGCGGGCAGGGCTCCAAAAAGAAGAAGCAGGTGTTCGCGGCTCTCCGCGCCAAGTGCCCGGCGGCTATCCGCTGGGCTATCACCGACGAGGTGCTGGACGCTGTTATCGAACACGCCTTTGATGTTATGACCGCAGCACTTGGCAAAAAGTCTTGACTGCTGCATGAGTGCCGTGTAAAATAGAGGCACTTGAAAAGCTTCGGCTTTTGTAGAGAGTGGCCCGGCATGGTCCACTCTTGATTTTATATTTGGCTGCTCCGGCGGCGCGCAAAAATCCCCCTCTGCTTTGTCGAAGCCCTGCGAACCTCGCGGGGTATGTGTAGGCAAAGTGGAGGGGGATTTTTTGTTTTCTTAGAACTTCATCTGCGCAGCATCTTCAACGCTCACGTCATCGATTACCTCCGAAGATCTCCGTTGTATACGCGAACCAGCACCCAGTCAGACAGGGGTTTGACGTTTCCGATCCAGTCCCGGAGGGCTTCATCGGTGCCGCAAGCCTCGCAGATGTACACGCCCTTGGCGTGGCGGCTCAATGCACCGTGGGTCAGCTTGTCCGGCATCCTCTCGCCGCAGCGGGGACACAGCGGCCAGCCCTGCTCCTGATCGGCCTGCATCCTGGCAATAATCTTTTCGTCTGTCATTGTTTAATCCCTCGTCAATTCATATTTTCACGTTCCCAGTCGACCCAGCGGTAAATTTCTTTGCCGGACATGGATTCCGGCTTGCTGGTCTTGATGTAGTCCTGCTGGCCGAAGATTTCCAGCCGCTCGATGTTGTGCGGGCTCTGGGTGATGATTTTCGCCGGGCGGCCAACCTCGCTGCCGGGGATCTCGATGCGGTACAGATACAGATTGCTGTCAAAATACCAATCGCTCTTGATGTACCGTTCTTCGGCATCCGTGCTCTCGATGGCCTCGATGTACTCGCTCAGCGCACCGAAGACTTCCAGCCGGGTGGGTGCTTTGTCGAAGTCGGTCACATCAAAGAGTTTGATGTAGGAGATTCGGCCACGCTCAACGGCAAACTCTTCGATGGTGCCGGAATATTTGTAAAGTTTCATCGTCATATCCTCCGAACGCCCGTATAGCCAGATAGCACAGCTTTCAAAATCACTTGCTCTGGGTGCTTGCCACGATTCCGCCAAGGCACAGCCAGTGGCGGCCATCGGCGTTGCGTTTCCATTCGCCGCCGAGCGTTTCAAATGCGGCAATCATGCCGTAGTAGCTGATCTCCGGCTCGGTAGGCAGCCTCTCTCCGTCATCGTTGTACTCGGCACGGCCGGCAGCAATGTCCATCTCGGCATCAGACCGGGCGTATGCCCACTGGTTATCCAGCCTTTCGGCCAGACGCTGGAGGGAAGCGCGAATATCGGAAATTTTCATGGTCTACTCCTTTACCATTCATAGGAGCCGCGCCGCTGGCTGGCTTCCATGCGTTCCTTTTCAATCATGGCGGCGATCCGGGACTTCTCTTTGATGCTGAGGCCCCAAGCCTTTTCACAGGGGATGGCAACAATGAAGCCGTCCTCATGGATGCCGTACTCATTGAAATCTTCATCAACGTACCGTTTGCAGTTGTGCGGTCGGTCGTTGAAGTCATATTCGACCTCATCAGGAATGCGGGTCAGCTTGCCCCTGATGGGGAAGTTGTTCAGCTTTGCAAATTCTCGGATGGTCATGGTGCTTCTCCTTACTCAATCGCTTCTTCAATGCTGCTGGTGGCATCTTCCAGACTGCTTACTGCATCGGACAGGCTTTCGCAGATCTCTTCGATATGCTCGTACCGTTCGCCGCTTTGGAAGTTTTCGGGGATGTTGTCCCGGTATTCTTCTTCCTCAGTCTGGATTTCCTCAAGCTGAGTCTGGAGGGTCTCAAGCTGATCAATGATGGCCTGCAGGGCCTTTCTGCGCTCTCTGTTCATATATATTCTCCTTGATTTTTCATCGGTGGGTGGTTATAATTAAAAAGCGAGGGCGGCGGCTCCTACCCGCCGCCCTGCTCTTACGGATTACTTGTTATCCGTGGGGGTCTCGTTGCTCTGAATGATTCTGTTGGGTTTAATCGTGATCGTTATCCGCTCTGCAAGATCGGGATGTTCGACCAAGATTTCCAGCAGCTCTTTCAGAGCTTTTACTTTTTCATCCATCGGTCTGTTCTCCTTTCCGGTGAGCTTCCCGCTCCTCCTGACACCTATATTATACATCTTTTTGATTTACTTGTCAATGAAAAAGATAAACTTTTTTGATTTCGTTGCAAATATTTTTGGTTGACAAATAGCTCAAAAAGATGTATTCTTATAATCAACAAGGAGGTGTTGACATTATGAGTGTTTCGGATGTTATCAAGGGTCTCTTGGCAATGTCAGGAAAGAAACAGGCCGAACTGACAAGCGTTTTGGGAATGAGCAGCAATCAGGCTGTAAATAATAAAATTAGGAAAAATAGCTGGTTTGCCAGTGATCTTCTCAAAGTGGCAGAATTATGCGGATGTAAGCTGGCTTTTGTGATGCCGGACGGTCAGTGCATATATCTCAGCGATGATGAACAGGAAAAATAAAAGGAACAGCCGCCAGCAAACATCGTAATGCTGGCGGCTGTTCCTTTAGTCAGAGGGTAGTTGTTTGACCTGAGAAGCGCCGAAGAATGATGCCCTGTAGGTTTGGCCGTCCCCCTTGCTACTGTGGATAAGCACCGCCTGAAACAGAGCCTTTGCGCCATGCTCCACCATGTACCCGGCGGCTTTCCATCCTGCCCATGTGTTCACAGGCTCGGCCACCCCGGCGGCCTGCTGGGCTTCCTCGATGCGCTGGGCGTTGATCGGGGCGGCCTTTGCGCTGTTCCATGCCCGGTGCAGAGCTTCGGCAAAACTGCCCACGCCCTTGCGATACAGCTTCCATGCCTTGCACATGATGGCGGACAGATCAAACTTTTTCATAATGCCCTCTCTTTCTTTGGCTGAAAAGATAAAATAAAAAGCAGCAGGGGAGTGGGTTACTGACTTAGCATGCGCTCACGACTTACTGCGCTCCCGGCTCTTACTTCGCCCCTTGCCTTCCGGTCGTACTCCCTTGCTGTGATTATAGTATCCTCCATCTTTAAGAAAAAGACAACAGCAAAAACATGAAAATATAAATAAAATAAATTTATTTATCGCCCTGCTGGATGTATTGAGATTGAAGCGGAATTGCGGATTGTATATTTGGATGAGGAAGATTTTGGGCAAAAAAAGTCCCCAGACACCGAAGTGTCCGGGGAAAGGGGATAACTTACTTGTCGGACGTTATGGATCTGCACCGTGGCGTTGCAAGCCTGCTTCGGGTCAAATCATCCAAATCTTCTTCTTGAACCAGAAGATCGGAGATTTTGCAGTCCAAGGCTTTGCAAATCAAATCAAGCTGTTCCAAAGATACCCGGTCGGTCATCTCATGGTAAAGATCATTGATTGTGTTTCGCCGGATTCCAGTTGCGTCTGCAAGTTGCTTCTGAGTCCATCGCTTTTCGCCTAAGCGGACGGACAACAAAATCCTTAACATCAGCCATATCTCCTTTGCGGAGAGTGTAGCATAAAAGGATAATCTATATCAGCAAAATGATATTTGGTATCGTATTTTGATATTTTCGATTTGAGGGCGAGTGTGACTACCGATTGACTACCACGGTGCTTTTTCGTATTTGCGCAGTCCTTTGTAGAATAGCGTATATTCGTTGTTTATTTTTGCTTTTGCACCAATGGAGTGCGGGCTGGAATGACTCTTAATCAGTGGGCCCAGGGTTCGAGTCCCTGGAGGTGCACCAAATTTTGAACGTCAAATCGTAAGATTTGGCGTTCTTTCTTTATGTAAGAAAGCGGCTGCACACTTTCTGCACACCGTTTGCACATTTGCCCGAATCAGGGACTTTTCTGCGCAAGGTTTGCACAGCCTGCTTTCCTTTGCATAAAAAGAAGAAATTTTAGGCGAACAAGGCTCTCGTCAACTCTCTGCGTTCGTCTGCGTCCATCAGCCGGATGGCTTCAAGGATCTCCTTACCAGAGATTTTTGTTGCCGCCGGCTTTTCATTTTGCCGGGGCTGGGATGCTGCCGGGGTCAGGTCTTGGGAATAGAAGTTTGCTTCGATCTTCTCGGTCAGCTCCAGCCGGGGCTTGTCCTGCGTGTGGGCATAGGTGTCCATCAGGACAGATGCGGTAGCATGGCCTGTGTTGCCCTGCACCGACTTGAAGTCACCGTCCGACTGCAAGAGCTGGTAGGTGGCACTGGAGTGGCGCAGACCGTGGAACACAATCTGCTCAAACTCCGGGTGCTCGGCTCTCCACAGGCGGTACCACTTTGTCAGCAGCTCCGGCGCAATGGGCAGACCATCCGGGAGCCGGAATAGTTGCCCGCAGTTGTTGTACTTTTCTGGGGCGTTCTGCTCGTCCTGCTTGAGCTTTTCAAGCCATGCCAGAAGCTCCGCTTTCAGAGGTTTGGTCATATACAGGATACGGTTGGACTTCTTCGTTTTTGGCTTTTTCAGGATAAGGGAGGACTTGCTGCCCTCACGCCTGTTCGGGAAGGTGTAGTAGACCTGATTTGGATCGAGCTTTTCCAGAGCGTCCTTGTTGGCTCGCTGCATGGTCTTGCTGACCGAGATGGTGCCACGCCCATCGGCGGCATCAAAGTCCAGATCACTCGGCTGCAAGCCGAGAATTTCGCCCTCACGGAGCGAAAGGATCATGCTCATGTGCACCGCCAGATGCAGGGCAGGATTCTCGATGGTCTGCAACGCTGCCAGCATGGTTTTCTCGTCCCAGATGGTGCGTTCCTCGATATTGACCTTGGGGGCATCACGGGGCAGAGGAATCTTGTGGATCAAGTCCCATTCCACCGCATAGGAGAATGCGGTCTTGAGCAGCGTGTGGACTTCGTGGATAGAGGTGCTGGACAGCAGCCGCTTTTTCTGCTTCTCGGAAAGCTTTTGCTTCACACCGTGCACATACTGCCCACAGGGGGTCTTGGCAAGGATGGCATAGAACTTCTCAATGTCATAGGTGCGCAGCTCCTGTACTTTCCGTTTCCCGATATACGGCACGATAAGGTTCTGCACCATCGCTACGGACTGGGTGTAGGTCTTGGGAGACCATTTGTGTTTGGTGGACTGGATCGGGATCCATTTGTACAACATCTCCTCCACCGTCATAGTGTCGGGGACAAGGAATGTGCCGTCCAGCAATTCTTTCTCGACCGTGATCTTTCGCTCCTGCGCCTCCTTTTTGGTCTTGAAACTCTCCCATCCCTCGCAGGGCTTGCCGGAATGGTCTTTGTACTTGTAACGGACGGAGTAGGAATCTCCGCGCTTCATAATAGATGCCATAGATTACCTCCCTCAGACCGCCGCAAACCAGTTGTCGAAGCTCTGCTTGTTCACCCGAATGCTGGTGCCGATGCGCAGCACCCGGAAATCCTTCGTGGTGTTGCACAGGTTGTACGCCGCACGGGGAGAAATCGCCAAAAGTTGGGCAATCTCCTCCACCCGGTAAACAAGAGGTTCGTGCTTGGCTGCTTTGGTCTGGTCAGAAGATCCAATAGCAGGGGTTTTGGACGCTTTCATTGTAACCGGGTTCGAGTCCATTTGCAAGGGCTTATTCGTATAATCTTTATATTTCACACCTTCGGTCATGTCAGGCCGATTCATATTCATAGGCAGACCTCCGTTTCCTTGTAACCGGGTGCCGGGGCAGAAAGTGCCAGCTTTCTGCCCCAAATGTTCCCGATGAGTTCAGATTTCCGAGTGCCCCTCCTGTGTGCGGGGTTGTGCCGCTGGTTTGTTTTGTGCCTGTTCTGCCTGTAAGCGGTTCAGCAGTTGCAGAACGGAATCCCGTGCTTTCTCCCTGACCTGCTCCTTGCCTTTCTGCTGGATTTCCGGTCTCAGGAGTTTTTCCTGCAAGCGAGTGGCAGTGGTCTGCATGGTCTTGAGGAACTTGTTCAGCACGCCATCCAAACGGTGAGCGGCATATTCCCTCGTGGCTTTGGGAGCCTTGCGTTCCGGGGACAGCACCCACTTCTTCGTTTCCTCGATCATCCGCATATCTTCCTTGCGGGTCTCGGTGCGCACCACGTCCGTTACGACCTCCACCGCCTTGTCATAGGCTGCTGCCGAAACATCTTCCAGCAGGGTCTCCATATCCGAAACTTTCAGGGTCAGTTCGTCCAGCTTGTTCTGCTGGGTGGTAAGCTGCTCCTTCTGCTTGGCAAGGATAAAGTCCTGCTTTTCCAGATATTTGCAGTTGCCGTACTCCGCTTCTTCTTCAAGATCCAGCCCATGCCGCTTGGCGATTTCAAACAGCATTTTCCGGCAGGTGGCATCAAAGGTGATTTTGCGGTTATTCCTGCGGCTGAGGGGCTTGTCCGGGTCGGGCAGGTCGAAGCCCAACGCTTCCAGCGCCTTTTCCTGCTGGGGTGCCACCTCACCATACTTGTTCTCACAGTCGAACACATGACGCTCATGGATGTGGGGAGTGCTTTCATCCAGATGCAGTGCCCAGTCCAGCACATGAACATGGTCGCCATACTTGGCTTTGAACGCCTCGATGAACTCGGTGACGATGTTCAGCAAGTCCTCTGCCGAAGCGTGGTCATCCAGCGTTCCCAGCTGGTAAATGGTCTCTTCCGGGCAGGTCTTACGGCTGGACAGCAGGTCGGCAATGGAGCGGTTGCGCTCCGTGTGCCGGATCTTGGCGTTGCGTTCGTTCTGGCTTTCAACAAAGGCCGTGTAGTGGGTTTCGTAGAACTGCCGTTCCACATCCGAGAAAGTCGCAGCCAGATCATCCGGGTCTTGCGGGTCGAGAGCCGAACGGAAACCGTGAAAGCAGTCCCAGTAGATGTTGCCCTTGGCTCGTTCCGGGTCGATGTGCTCACTGTTGGCAAGGTTGAAACTGCGGTCATTATGCTTGGGGTTATAGGTGCCGTGGGTTCCGGCTCGTCCGTTGTGTCGTGTTAATTTCAGATAGACATTCCTCCGTTTCAACAGCTTGGCGGGGGAGAACGCAGCAGCGAAGCTGCTGGATCTGCCGCCGTTTTGCGCCAGATAATACCCAGTAGCATATGACGCACAGCATCATATCACTGGGGCAAAGGGCTGCACCCTCTGCACTCCTGCACCGGGCAAGCTGACAAGCAACGATTTGCGAATCCCTGCCCGCAGCTCGTCCGGCTTTTTCAGTGGGTCATTTTGACCCACTGGTTTTGCCTGTTACCAAAATGGTAACAGGCAGATAGACGGTCTGATAACGGCCATCTCACACTGATTCCCATTTTGGGGATTTGGGTGGATGCTGGCAAGTGCCGCTTTCCGGCACTTAACGCTATGGGGTTGGTTGGTGGTCGTTTTGACCACCAACCAAAGCCCCTTATATGGCGCGTTTTCGGTCAATCGCTGCGTACGTGCGTACAGAGAAAGCCGACTGCTGCGTACGCACGTACGCAGCAAAACACCCAAATTCTCCTTTATAGGGGGTCATACTCGCCAACTGTTGGGAGTAAGGTCGGGCTGCACAAGGGCTTCAATGCCGATAAAGCCCCGGACACGCCGCCCGGACGAATTGACGATGTTGTTGGTGGATTCCAGATTATACCTGCGCTGGTTGGCGATCAGCGCATCGCTGAACCCTCTGGCCTTGATCGCATTCAGGCTGTTCTCCTCGCACCACATCTTGTAGACCTCATACAGCTCTTTCGAGCTGGTGCAGGCATCCGCCTTCAGGCGGATGTAGCCCTCGGATTCGAGGAAATCAAACACATTGTTGTTGTCCCGCTTCACCAGTTCCCGGTTGCGCTTGGCACGGTCACTCTCGGTGAACTGGAAGCCATTCTTCACCAGCCGCTGCAAGCCCTCAAATGCCCACAGCAGGATGCCATCAATCTCTGCTGCCATCTTCTCGGCAATGTCCGGGTCGTCTACACGGGACTGTGGCTTCTCTCTGGTGGTCAGGATAAGCTGTCGGCGGTAGAAACCGTCCGAGCGGTCATACAGAGCCTGCAAGTCCCCGTTGCTGAACGCCAGCAGGCGGGCGTACATCCAACCCTGATAGCTCTGCTTGCCCTTGCGCTCCAAGTCTATCTGCCCCTGCGCGGTCACGATGGACTTGACATAGTTGGTCTGGCGCAGGGCTTCCATCCGCATATCGTCGTCCACGCAGAGCAGGGTGTGTTCGAGGTCGGCACGGGCGAAGCGGTTCTCCGAGATCTTGCCGATGCTGCCATCCTTCATGTTGCAGCCGAACAGCCGGGACAGCACCACACCGATCTGCGACTTGCCCTCGCCGCCGTTGCCCTTGATGACCATCATACGCTGGCCCTTGTTGCTGGGGATCAGGCAGTAGCCGATGAACTCCTGCACCGTGGGAATGTCCTCCGGGTAGAGCAGGTCGGACAGGAACCGCAGCCAATGGACAGGCTGTGGGGCTTTCGGGTCATATTTGACCGGGAGCCGATTGCGGACGATCTCCGGCTTGCCCTCCTGAAAGGTGCCGTCCAGATACAGGGTTCCGTTTGCCAGCGCAATGCGGTCAGTGACAGGCGGAAAGTCCTCCACCTGTGCCGCCAGCTTCAGCACGTCCACCACATTGGTGACCTTCTTGGCAAGGTTCGCCCCGACGTATTCACGCATCATCTCGAAGATCTCGCAGCGCAGGGGCATGGGGTCCACCATTCTGCCGTCCGGGGTGAAAAATGCGCCATTCGAGTAAAGCAGCTGGTGGGTGCTCAGAAAATCGTCACAGAACAGGGATTCGTTGAAAAAAACCTTTCTTGAACCATGCAGGGGTAAAATTACTCATAGGCACACCGTCCTTTCTTGGCGTTACGGAAAAACGATGTGGTCAAATTGAGCACATCGTTTTTCTCCGCAACTGGGAAATCAACATCCTGCCGTTCTCCCTGCATGGCTTTCCTGCCCCCTTCCGGCGGCGTTTTCCGGCTCTCCCACTTGGGGGTCATCGCCGGGTATCCCATGCAGACGGTCATGCGGTTTTCAAGGTCCAACGGGCAAAACGGCAACAAAAAAGCCGTCACAAAACAGACCAGCCCTGCCTTCGCTTTTTCTGGAAGGTCATGCTAGTCGGTTATGTAACGGCTGAAAGCCAAAAGGTTCAGCCCCGCAGGGTCTGAACGAATATGTAAAAATATGTTATATTCAATTATTGGGATAGATTACCACAAAAATCGAGCCGTGTCAACAAAAAGTTTTGAAAACGCGTTGTTTTCGGCAACTTGCAAGAAAAGACAAGGGAAACTTTGGCAAAAAGAGAGAGGGCTGGGCGGTGCCAGCCCTCTTGACAAGGCAATGAGGCACATCAATATGGCCTTGCAAAATTTATTAAGGGAATGCGGTGATAGTAGGACTTATACAAATCAAAACACCGCCCGATTCTGGTGAAGGAGAACCAGAATTGAACGGTGCAAATGGAAGAAGGAGAAAAGCGTAGAAAATCAGACGATGCAATCTGGGAGCAGCGCATGGAGCTGTGTCAGCAGTTCTTCGCAGGAATCGGAATAAATCACAAGGGTAAGCGGATTGCTCAGGTCGAGACTGTAAATGCCAAGCAGGGATTTGGCATCAATGGTATATCGCCCGGAGACTAAGTCCATCTCATAGGGATATTTGGACAGCAAATCTACAAAGTCCTTGACCTGATCGACCTGCCGCATTCTGATCTGTAATTTTGTCATAGGGTATCCTTTCTT